AGTTTTTAACGATAGTAAATCCTACCTTATAAGCGTAGGCGTGAATCTTTCCACGAATCGTCTTTTCTTTTGGGATTTTCATATCTTTTTCTTTCTTTACCTTTATCGGCCTACAGTCATCAAACCCCTAAAATGAGAGAAGGTCAAACTGAGAACCCTATCGGGATACTTCTGGTCGATATACTTCTGTGCAGTAGTTTTCCGATTATCAGTAGATCCAACATACTGAACAATCGTACCATCCTTATCGACAACCTTCCACACTTTTCTTTCTTGAATCTTGGGGAGGCTACCGATGAAATCGTTAACGTGCATTTTCTTTCTCTCTTTCTTTCTCTCTTACTTCTTATATCGACATTCTACGGGCGATTCTTGAAATTGCAAGCATATTTTTTTGGATTTTTCAAATATAGTTTCATGCCAAACAACAAAATAATTTCTATAATTCTTTGGCACAGTATTTGCTACACACACTCATATACGAACACTGATCGTAAGTCTATGGTACGTAAGGGTTTACGACGAACGAGGCCCGCCCTAATGGATATATGGTAAGATGGGTACTCTAGGGGGTTTTATCTTATAAATTCGATTTTCTCAGCCGCCCGAAAAAACCGGGGGTGGTTCATACACAATATCCAAAAATATTAATTATGTATTACCCAATCCTTCCTCATCGCCTCCTTCTAGCAGCAATTATTTCTTCTGGTGTATATTATAGTAAGGAGTTTATTATGATTAAGAAAACAACAATTGAATCACAATTAGATTGTAGGGCAACTGCGGCTCTCCGTAGCTCAATAGCTGAAGATTTATCCAAACCCGATAAGCCCATAGCTGATATACTATCAAAGGACGAGGGTGAGGAAAAGGATGAATCTCAAGACGAGTCTAACAACAGCAATTGAGCTAGGAAACATTAGCTCAGACGATAATATTGAATTACTAGGAGTTGAGCCGCTAAAGCTTGTTAATCAAGCCCTATACTTTGCTATCGAAAATAAAGATATAACGCCCCAACACACATTTAAATCCACATTTGGCCCCGATGTTCTATTCTTTTATGCCCTAGAACAAGTTAAAAATAATTCTGTTATAAAGTATGAGCGCGGAATTGGTTACTATTTTGAGCAAAATAATAAATCTTTCTTAAAAAGACATATACCAATAGCGACCGGCTCAAACTCCCAGAATAGCTCTATTTGTTCTGGAGGTTGCACCAAATTTAATTGCACAGAATGTGATCACTTAATAGTTTATTCCACTGTTCCTATAACTTATGCAGAGTGTTTAATACATAAAAACTCTATTATAACTTCTGCTAATCCTTTTCAGCCCCACTCATTTGTTGTTGAGGAAAACTCACTTGTTGGAAGACTTGGCGACAATGTTGGCTCTATATCTTTAGAAGATAAGAATTTTATAGATTCTTTAGTCTCTTCTATTTGTCAATTCTCTAAACAGATAGTTCTTAAAACAAGCAAGCTTATTTGCAAACGCGCCCAAGTTGATATACTAGATTTTCTTCCATCCTCTAACCCAAAAGCTAAAAAGGGTTCTTTATATTATGATAATGACTCTAATACCCTTAAAGTTTATGACGGTAATAAATGGAAAACATTATCTTATGTTGATGAGGACTCTGAATGAAAATTCCCAAGAAAATGACCCAACAAGAGATTATAGATCAAATTACTATAGTAGTTAATCGCATCGCCCCCAAGTATACATTTAATGGATATGACATTGACGATATAAAACAAGAGGCTTTTATTATATGTATGGACGCCCTTAATAGATATGACAACAATCGCCCCCTAGAGAATTTCTTATCAGTTCATCTTAGTAATCGCCTTAAAAATTTTATAAGAGATAATTATTACTCAAAAGATGAAGAAGAAAAGAAAAAAATATTAAAACCCAAAAGTTTATCTGATGAAGACTTTGTTCCGATTAGTCATTACAACTATGATCAAGATGACGCTATAGACGCTAAGAGTATTCAAAATATATTAGATAAATATTTACCAGCATCCTATAGGGCGGATTACTTAAAACTTATTAATGACGTTTATGTTCCTAAGAAAAGACGCGAAGAAGTAATAGAATTAATAAAGGAAATAGTGGAGGCCCACAACGATGAAGAAGGGTAGACTCTCTAAAGAGGAAATACGCTTTATATCGGCTAGTTTAGATAGCTTAACTACAGATGATATTGCTAAGAAGCTAGACCGCGATGTTGAGTCTATAGAGGCGTTCATTAAGCGAAAATTGAAAAAGGGGCTTTCTATAGAAGAAGAGGTAGCCTTTGAGTTAGAAGATCGCCCATACTGGAAAGAGTTAGAAAGTCAATTCACATTAGAAGAACTAGAATTATTTAAATATCACTGGACTAGGATTATAGCACAGTTCAAAGACGATGTATTCCCCACAGAAGAACTTCAAGTTGTGGATGTTATTAAGTTAGAAATACTTATGAATAGATGTTTAAAAAGTAATAAAGATAACATATCGGAAATGAGCGTTATTGAAAAATTAATTCGTGATGAGCGCGCCGTAGACAAGGATCAGCGCGATCAAGATTATATTATGAATATGGAGAGACAAATGGCGGCGCTGCGTGCTAGTCAAGAAAGTCTTAACCGCGATTATCGTGAACTTCAAACAAAAAAAGCCGCTATGCTTAGAGAAATGAAGGGAACTAGAGAGCAGCGTATTAAGCGACTAGAAGATAGTAAACAAAGTTTTACATCTTGGATCGCTACTCTTATCCAAAATCCAGAAACCATGAAACAATATGGTATAGAAATGGAAAAGATGAAGATGGCAATGAAGAAGGAAGAACAAAGATTAAGCGCCTATCATAAATATGAAGATGGACAAATCGATCAACCGTTCTTAACGCCAGATACAGTGCAGGACTAACATACCACAGGAGAGAATATGAACGCTATTATATTTGGTATTACGGGACAGGATGGAAGCCACTTAGCCGACCTTTTATTAGAAAAGGGTTATGACGTTTTAGGTGTTGCGCGACGATCAAGCGTAGATACCTCAGAAAGAATAAAACACCTTAAAAATAATAGTAGATTCAAGCTAGTCGAGGGTGACATCACGGACTATAGTAGCATTTTGCATGTATTTCAGAATTACGCCTATGTAGATGAAATCTACAACTTAGCTGCCCAATCCCACGTAGGCACTTCCTTTACTCAGCCGGGACTAACTTGGGATATTACTGGCAAAGGGTGCATGAATATATTACAGGCTATTATTGATTCAAACGCATATCCAGCACGATTTTATCAAGCTTCATCTAGTGAAATGTTTGGAGATTCTTATGATATTGGGGTAGATGGCGAGAGATATCAAAATGAAAATACTAGATTTTTACCGCAATCCCCATACGCTATATCAAAGTGCGCTGCCCATTATGCCGTGAGATTATACAGAGAAGCATATAACTTACATGCAAGTGCCGGAATTCTATTTAACCACGAAGGCCCAAGGCGCGGAGATAACTTCGTAACCAAAAAGATCACAAATTGGATTGTAGATTTTAAAATATGGATCGACAATAATGGTCTTGGTCCAGATGATTTAATATCCGATGGAGATCTGATATATTCTAAATCTTTAACTCAAAATAGACCAAAATTAAGACTAGGAAATCTGGACGCCTTTAGGGATTGGGGTTACGCTGGAGATTATGTAGAGGCTATGTGGCTTATGCTACAGCAAGAAACTCCAGATGATTATGTGATATGTACGGGTAAAACATATACAATTAGAGAGTTCTTAAATCATGCATTTGGATATATTGGTGTATCTGATTGGTCACCATATGTTACGGTTGATCCAGCATTTTATAGACCAGCTGAAGTGAATTATCTCAGAGGTGATTCATCTAAAGCTCAAACAAAGCTAGGATGGACCCCAAAGTACGATCTAAAAAGTTTAATTTCATTAATGATAGACGATAGAACAAATGAGAAATTATCGAATAATGTTAGACATCTCAAATGTGTTTAACAGAATAAAACATTTATCGTTGAGATCATATAATGCACCATTTCCAACGGTATTCATATCAGCTACAGATCCAGATGAAGCTTGTAGATTAGCGTTGGATGAATTAATTACCATCATTCTGCATCAAAATCCTTCAATAAAAATGAGAATAATATGTAGAGAGATTAAAAGGCGATGTCGAATAGATAAAATATATATTTTATGAAACGTAATTATAATGACCCAGCATACGAAACTTTTAGAAAAGCCGTATTAAAACGCGATGGATATAAATGCAGAATGCCTGGATGTACGTATACCAAAAAATTACAGGTACATCATATTAGAAAGTGGTCAACCGCTTCATCATTAAGATATGAAATATCTAATGGTATTAGCCTATGTCCAAACTGTCACAGGTCTATCAAAAACCAAGAACATCACTACGAATCCTTATTTATGGAAATAGTCAATGGCATATAAACAAGCTCCATCATTTATAGTGATCAAAGATACCAGAGAGCAAGATGGCTATTATTTTAAGCCACATAATACTTGCGCTGGCATGATTGATAAAAAACTAGATACCGGAGATTATTCTATACAGGGATTAGAAGACAAACTATGTATAGAACGCAAAGGGTGCGTAGAAGAACTAGCCATGAATCTGGGACAGAAAAAATATGCGTTTTTAGATGAAATAGCAAGAATGTCAGATTTTCCACACAAATATTTAATATTAGAATTTTCTTTAGAAGATCTTATTAAGTTCCCAGATGAAACTAGAATACCAATAAAAAATAAAGCATCAGTAAAGATTACTGGTAAGTATATGTTAAAATGCTTGTGTGAATTTGAATTATACAATAATTTACACGTATTATTTTGTGAAAATAAATATAATGCTTTTATTATGGTTAGCAGTATCTTAAAAAGAATAAATGAAATGTACACCATAGGGAGAAAAGAGTAATGGCTGAACCAGAACTTCTGAAAGATTTCCATGAATATGGTGCTAATATTACAACAAGAGAAATATTTCTCCATAATCACTACCATTCTGAAGATAATCAAAATCCTGGCGTAGAATATAGAATGTCCAACACTTTTATTAAGAATTTAAGAGCATTGGACATGAGGGCGAATGCAAATATAACTATTCATTGCCACAGCATTGGTGGGGAATGGTCCGATGGTATGGCAATTTATGATGCTATTAAGATGTGTAGATCTTATGTTACAATGATTATATATGGTCAGGCTGAATCTATGAGCAGTATCTTTATGCAAGCAGCAGACTATAGATATATGACTCCAAGTTCACATTTTATGTGTCATTATGGATCATCAGATATTAATACTGACTATTTAAGCGCCATGAATCAGGCTCGTTACGAAGAAAGAACCGCAGATACTATGTTTAATGTTTACGCTAGTAGATGTGTTGAAGGCAAATTCTTTGCGGAAAAATTTGGTAAAAAACCAAGCGAAAAACAGGTTAAACAATATTTGATAAGAAAACTCAAGTCTGGAGATTGGTATTTAAGTGCCGAAGAAGCCGTATACTATGGTTTTGCCGACGCTGTTCTAAATAATTGGCATTTTACTGAATGAAAAATAAACTTAAGCATATAGACGAAGCTTGGCTTGGACTAGATACATTAGATGCTGATGTATTTAATCCTATGTGTATTATTAGACCTTCTGATGAAGATTTTCATCTTAGGTTAGCTTGGCTTATGAGTAGGCCAGAATATCTTTCATTTTTTGCTCAACATATATTAAATATTCAGCTATTACCGTCTCAGGGATTGATTATTAAAGAACTATGGGAAAGAAAATTCCCTATGCTTATTGCTAGTCGAGGATTTGGTAAATCTTTTAAATTAGCTATCTATTCTATGCTTAGAGCATTAATGTATCCTAGGCGCAAAATTGTTATTGTTGGCGCGGCATTTAGACAGTCTAAAGTTGTTTTCGAATATATGGAAACGATATGGCGCAATTCTCCAATGTTAAGAGACATATGTGACTCAGATAGTGGCCCACGCAGAGATACAGATCGATGCGTTATGAGAATAAACGACAGTGTTATAACGTGCCTACCTCTTGGCGACGGTCAAAAGATTAGAGGTCAACGCGCTAACGATATTATTGCTGACGAATTCGCGTCTATACCAAGAGATATTTTTGAAAACGTGGTGGCTGGTTTTGCCGCTGTTAGCGCTGATCCGGTAGCAAATGTTAAGCGATTAGCCGCGCAAAAAAAAGCAAAAGACCTTGGTGTAGAAATTATAGCAGAAGATGCTCCCAAAGATCAAAAAGACAATCAAATTATCCTATCTGGAACAGCGTATTATGACTTTAATCACTTTGCTACATACTGGAAGAAATGGAAAGCCATAATAAAGAGTAGAGGCTCTCACAACAAACTAAAAGAAATTTTTAATGGTGAAGATCCGCCAGAGAATTTTGATTGGACGCAATATTCTATTATAAGAATGCCATATGAATTACTACCTCCGGGATTTATGGATGCTGATCAGGTTGCTAGATCAAAAGCCACGGTTCATGCTGGTATTTATCAAATGGAGTATGGAGCATGTTTTACTAGAGACAGTCAAGGCTTTTTCAAGCGCTCTCTTATAGAGTCATGCGTTATCAAGAATGATAATCCTATTAAAGATAGTAAAGGAAATATTATAGAATTTTCCGCGTCTTTAATGGGCGATCCACATAAAAAATATATTTTTGGAGTTGATCCAGCATCAGAAGTAGATAATTTTAGTATTGTTGTATTAGAAGTTAATCCAGATCATAGAAGAATAGTACACTGCTGGACAACAACAAGATCAGAACATAAAGAATTAATTAAAAAGGGATATTCCACAGAAACAGACTTTTATTCTTATTGCGCTAGAAAAATTAGAGATTTAATGGTGCTGTATCCATGTATTCACATATCTATTGATGCTCAAGGTGGCGGTATTGCCGTTATTGAATCATTACACGATAACGATAAGTTAAAAGATGGTGAATTACCAATATGGCCAATAATAGATGATGATAAACCTAAAGATACAGACGGCGAAAGAGGACTACATATTATAGAACCGTGTCAATTTGCTAGATACGAATGGCTATCAGAAGCTAATCACGGCATGAGAAAGGACTTTGAGGACAAAGTTCTACTATTTCCATTCTTTGATGCTATTTCTATTAGTCTCTCTAATGTAGAAGATTCTATTAAACATAGAATGTATGATACACTAGAAGAATGCGTTATGGAAATAGAAGAACTAAAAGATGAATTGGCCATGATACAGATGACACAAACAAATGGCGGCAGAGACAGATGGGACACTCCAGAATTAATTGTTGGCACAGGCAAGAAAAGTAAAATGAGAAAAGACCGCTACTCTGCCCTACTAATGGCAAATATGGCAGCAAGAGTATTACAAAGAACACCAGAGCAGGAGGCTTATAACTTTTATGGCGGATTTGCTACCGGTGGACACATATCTAAAAGCGAAAATGCCAAACTTTACAACGGACCCAGCTGGTTCACTGAACAGATGAAAGATGTGTATTAATTATTACGCAATCCAATTACAATCCAATTGAGGTAAATGTAAATATGAGCGATGAATTTAGCGATATGATAACGTGGTCAGATGATAATCTACCAAGTAAAGCTCAAGCAATGTCGCAGCTTTCTAACAATATAAATTCTTATAGCGGTCTACCAAAATCTCAAGGTTCTACTTATCGTAATTTTATAGATATTGAACCTAATCGCTCTGTACGACCACAATTTGGTCCTTCTGATTACTATAGTTTTAGACCGAATGAAGCTGTACCAAGTCAGCAACGTAAAATCATTAAGATGTGCATGGACGCATATGATAAAGTTGGTATTATTAGAAATATTATAGATTTGATGGGTGATTTTGGTAGTCAAGGTATAGAAATTATACATCAAAACAAAAGCGTTGAACGTTTCTATCAACAGTGGTTCAGAAATGTCAACGGTAAAGAAAGATCAGAAAGATTTTTAAATAATCTCTATAAAACTGGCAATGTGATAACTTATCGCAGTTATGCCAAAGTTACTCCACAGTTAGAGAAATATATGAAGTCTCTAGCTGCTGATATTAAGGTTGAAGTTCCTAACATTTCACAAAAAGAAATACCCTGGCGGTACAATTTCTTTAATCCATTAAATGTTAATCATAAAGATGGACAATTATCAATATTCTTAGGCTCACCGTCATACACCATTAATCTTGGTACATTCTTTGATAGATTCACGGATGGGGATGTTCCAAACGATGTGCTGAATACATTACCAGATAATATCAAACAAGCTCTTAAAAGCGGTCAAAAGCAAGTTCAGCTAGACACTGATCGGCTTAATGTTTTTTACTATAAAAAAGATGATTGGCAGATATGGGCCAATCCAATGCTTTATGCTATTCTTGATGACATTATTATGTTAGAAAAAATGCGCCTTGCTGATATGTCAGCATTAGATGGTGCAATCTCTAATATAAGACTATGGACTCTTGGTAGTCTAGAACATAAGATTTTACCAAATAAAGCCGCTATTAATAAATTAAGAGATATTTTAGCTAGCAATGTTGGTGGCGGAACGATGGAGCTAGTTTGGGGTCCAGAATTAACATTTAAAGAGTCAAGTAGTGAAGTTTATAAATTCTTAGGATCAGAAAAGTATACAGCAGTTTTAAATAGCATTTATGCTGGACTAGGCGTTCCTCCAACACTTACTGGCATGGCTACCAACGGCGGCGGCTTCACGAATAACTTCATCTCACTTAAAACTCTAGTAGAAAGACTTCAGTACGGAAGAGATTTATTAGTTAAGTTTTGGGAAAAGGAAATAGAGATTGTTAGAAAGGCTATGGGTTTTAGACATAAGGCTCATATTAAATTTGATCAAATGAGTTTATCTGACGAAGCATCTGAAAAAAATCTACTTATTCAATTAGCTGATAGAGATATTATTAGTCAAGAAACTCTACTTCAAAGATTTAAAGAAATTCCGCAGATCGAACATATTAGACTACAAAGAGAAGTAGAAGATAGGAATGATGATAAAAACCCCAAGAAGGCTGGGCCATATCATACTCCGCAGCATAAAGAAAATCTTGAAAAAATCGCACTACAAAGTGGACAGGTCTTACCACAAGATGTTGGCATTAAGACTAGCGTACCTAAAGATTTATTAATGCAACCTAAAGCGCCTTCTACTCCAGGCGGTGGCTCTTCTCCATCTCCAAAAGCTCCAAACTCAAATGGTAGACCAGCAATGAAACAGGATCAAAATCCTAGAAAACAAAGAATCGCTAAACCAAAATCTAAACCCGGAGTTGCAGAACTCATGGTTTGGGCAGAAGAGTCTTGGGACACAATATCCTCTATTTTAAATGACGCCTTTCTTAATCAAAATAATAAAAAAAATTTAAGACAATTAACTAAAGCTGAGTTCAATAACCTAGAACAATTAAAATTAGATGTATTAACTAATTTAGAGCTTTTATCTAAAGCTGATGCAAGCACCATCTATAGCATCCTCAAAGATAAGAAGCAAACCCCAAAAGAGTTTATAGACTTATTAAATAATAATAATATTAATTTGGATTCCATGAGTGTTGAAAAATATCGTAGAAATGTTTTAGGATTATATGTAGAACACAACGCCTTTTTTAAAAGTTAAAGTATTTTTGTGTATATTAATTTGAGACACTATAAGGCAACTTTTAAATGAAAATATATCAGCAAGAAATTCTAGACGGACTATCAGAATCTATTAAGGCACAAGCCAGCGTTGCATATTGTGCGCCAGCTGTTTTGGCTACAGATTCTGAAACTGGTTCATGGAATTTAGACGTTATCAACAAGATCAAAGCTTCCAGCAATCCCAATCAAATAGATTTATATTATATTAAATCTATACTAGTGTCTACTGGTTGGAACAAGAATGATGACGTATTTGAGCCAGAGCAAACTTGGGCTGCTAGAAATACGCCCGAAGATAAACAATTCAACTTCATGCATAATGAAAATGATATAATTGGACACATTACTGGTAGTTATGTTGTAGACAGAAATGGTAATAAGATTGTAGCAAAAGACGGAACAGCACCACAAGAATTCGATATTATTACTGAAGCCGTACTATACAACAGTTGGACCAGTCCAGATAACAGAGAGAGGATGCAAAAAATTATATCCGAAATCGAAGAAGGCAAATGGTTCGTTTCTATGGAATGTTTATTTGCTGGCTTTGATTATGCTGTTATAGATAAAAATGGTAGTGCCAGATTAGTCACACGTAGCGAAGAGTCAGCGTTTTTAACCAAGCACTTGAGAGCATACGGTGGTACAGGAGAGTACGAAGGCTATAAAATTGGTAGATCATTAAGAGATATTTCTTTTTCTGGTAAGGGTTTAGTTTCTAGGCCAGCCAATCCAAGAAGTATTATTCTTGATTCTAGCAAAGCTTTCTCTGTCAACAAAGACGAGTATAGTATTTCATTCGTTTCTAAAGGAGATATTAATATGTCAGATACTAACTTAGAGAAGCAGCTAGCCGATCTACAAGTTGAGTTAGCTACTTCACAAGAGGAAAATAAGACTGTTAAGGCTGAAATAGAAACAGTAAACAAAGAGTTTGCTGAAAAAGTTTCGGTGCTAGAAACAAGTCTAGCTGAAAAAGATTTAGCTCTAAAAACTTCAGAAGAGAAGATTGCTTCACTAGAAGAAACTCTAGCCAGCAAAGAAAAAGAGCTAACTGAACTTTCAGTTGCCGTTAAGGATATGCAAAAGAAAGAAAAAGATCGTATGCGTAAAGAAAAACTAGTCATGGCTGGTTTTGAAGACGCAGAAGCTGAAGAATCACTTGCTTTCTATGACGCCTTGGGCGATGAGGCTTTTGAAGCCGTAGTCGCTGCTATGAAAAAGAAGTGGGGCGCTATGAAGGACAAGATGATGAAGGAAGAGAAGAAGGAAATGGCATCAGAAGCTGCTACAGCAACTACAACAGAAGCTACTGAAGTTACCCCAGAACTCTTCGAAGAAGTCAAATCAACAGAAGCCACTCTTGTAGATGCTTCTGATGTAAATGATGAATTAGAGGCCACAAGAGCTAGTGTGGCAGAGTGGCTAACAGAAAACGTTCTACGTAAGTGATTTAACAAGGAGAAAAACTATGGCCCTAAAAACAGATAGATACGAGCTTCAAACTGATATCAGTTTCTTCTACAACGAAGGTGCTGCTACTCGCGGTGGCGTTGTTGTACATGATACAGCCGGTTCGGGAGCCGCTATGGATCAGGGTGTTAACCTTGTGAAGTATGCTCAAGTTACTTCGGCTAGTCGCCCAGTAGGTATCCTACTAAACGACGTTGTAAATAAGGATCTAACCCGTACTCATCTTAATCAACACAAGGACGAAGTACAAAAGGGTGGTAAGGTTACAGTACTCCGCAAGGGCTACGTTGTAACAAATAGTCTTACTGGTAACATTAACGCTGGCGATCCAGCTTATGCTTGCCATGTAACGGCTGGAAATCTTCGTGCTGATAGCCCAGGTAGTTCTGGTGTTCTACAGGTTGGCCGTTTCTTATCCGGCAAGGATGAAGACGGTTATGCCAAAGTAGAAGTTAACCTCCCCTGATAATAAATTAAACAAAGGAGAATCAAACATGCCAAATAATAAAAGACCTAGCGATGAGTTTATCGCTCTCCTACGTAAGTCAGGGGATGCCGATATCAATGTAGCTGCTGCTGCTCAACGTGAGTTTGCAAAGGCTCTAGAGCTTCCCTTACGTAAGGGTGTTCTAGTCGGTAATATTCTTGGTTCTATCTTCGAAACCATCAACGTCGAACCCGGCGCAACAACCGAGTATCCTCTTGATCTAGTTTCACCCGGCCTTGAAGGTGAGCATGTTGCTTACACCAATCCCGGTCACGGTAGAATTCCAGAAAGATCAGTCGAAGGCGACTATGTGATGATTCCAACATACAGCATCACATCTTCGGTTGACTATCTACTTCGCTATGCCCGCGAAGCCAGATGGGATATCGTTGGTCGTGCCATGCAAGTCATGGAAGCTGGTTTTACCAAGAAGATGAACGATGACGGCTGGCACACACTTCTTGCTGCTGGCGTTGATCGTAACATTCTAGTTTATGACGCTGATGCTACAGCCGGTCTATTCAGCAAGAGACTCGTTTCTCTTATGCAGACCGTTATGCGTCGTAATTCTGGTGGTAATAGCGCCTCTGTCGGTCGTGGCCGTTTAACCGACATGTATGTTAGCCCAGAAGCCCTAGAGGATGTTCGTAATTGGGGCTTAGATCAAGTTGACGAAGTAACTCGTCGTGAAATTTACACCGCTTCTGAAGGTGGCGCTCCCATCACAAGAATCTTTGGTGTTAATCTTCATGATCTTGATGAACTTGGCGAAGGCCAAGAGTATCAGAACTTCTTCGTGAACGATCTAGGTGGTGCTGTTCAAGCTAGCGATCTTGAACTAGTTGTTGGCCTTGACCAATCAACCAGTGATAGCTTCGTAATGCCCATGAAAGAGCAACTCCAAGTATTCGAAGATCCCACCTTACATCGTCAGCAGCGCGCTGGCTATTATGGATGGGCTGAACTTGGTTTCGGTGTTCTTGATAATCGTAGAGTCATTCTTGGCTCATTCTGATCTAAGAACATTTAGTTTCTGAAATTAAGCCACCCTCATTTGCTTGGGGGTGGCTTTTTTCGTGTATATAACATTAGAAAAGTCTATAACGACTCTAATTAGGAGAAAAATATGGCAGCATTATCGGATTATTTGGAGTCGGGTTTACTTAACCATATCTTTAGAAATGCAGCATTTGCTAAACCCTCCACAATTGCAATCGCTTTAACTAGCGGAGTACCTTTAGATTCTAATACTGGCTCTACTATTCCAGAGTTACCGTCTGGAGTAAGCAAGGGTGCAAATTTTGTTAGCACGAATTATAAAAGAGTAAATTTAGGTGATCCATCTACTAATGGTAACACTGTTTGGAATTCTGTTGGTGTTGATGATACAACCACTTTTTCAGTATATGGCACAAGTAGTTCTGGAAATACTGTTGGCATGAGTGGATATTTTTATCCATTATACTTAAATCAAACTACTGCTTTAGCAGCATCTACTGGATTTACTCAATCGTATAGATTCACAGAATTCCCCAACGTTACATTTTATGCGCCCACAAACCTACAACAGTCTGGAGTAGCTACAGATCCAGGCTATGTCAAATATGATGGTAATGGATTTATTAAAAATGCATCACAAATAGTATTCGATACCGCTCTAACAGATTGGGGATGGGTTTCTGGTATAGCCATTGTGGATACAGCAAATCATGCTTCTGGTAATTTATTAATGTATGCTAAGTTAGAAAATCCTCGGTATATCTACACTGGTGATAATATCAAGTTTGATATTAACTCTCTAGAAATAAGTTTAAAGTAGCATGATTTTAAGCAAGCTAAAACTTGTTGAAAATATCCTTAATGAAATATCCGACAACTCAACTGGCCAAATATCACCACACGATATTCGCCATAACTTGTTGGATATCATAGATTCTGTACATCTATTACTAAATGAACAGAATGTAAATTCTCTTAATTTTGCAACACCAGCTACTAGAAATACTAAAGCTGGCGATTTAACGCTAGAAAATTTAAATCTAAATAATTATACTAGTGTTGATAATTCTGCTTTTGGATATTCTGCCCTTAAGGCTAGTTATCAAACTGCCAGAAATACAGCTGTAGGATCGAATGCTTTATCTTGCAATGTTTATGGTAATGATAATGCCGCCATTGGTTACAGCGCACTTGGTGGTAATAGTACTGGATTTGCGAATGTTGGGCTTGGCAACTATGTACTAAGTAATAATAAGGTTGGTAACTTTAATATCGCTATTGGACATGCAGCTGGATATTATGCAGATCGTTCAACGTGTAATAAATTATTCATTGCTTCTCATCCTGTTGATGGCGAATATATTTGCAATAATCCACTTGGATCTGGATTAACCCCATTAGTATATGGTGATCTAGAATTAAACCAATTTGGTATTAATGTTACTAATTTAGATTCTAGCGGAACGCTACAGGTTGGTGGTAATATTACTCCATCGTCTGGTTCGGCCCATAATATTGGATCAGCAGATTATATCTGGAATATCCTATATTCTAATAGCGTAAACTTTGGTAGCGGTTTATATCTAACAAGAAATAACACAGATATAGCTACTAATATAAACCTCATACCAGATAGTCCACTATGCACACTTGGTAATCAAAGTAGTAGTTGGAAGCATGGATACTTTGATAACATCACTGTGTCTGGAATAGCCACATTTAATAGATTCAATGCTTATGAACACTGTGAATATTTTTGTAAAACTATTCATTTAGCTTCTAGCGGAACAGTAACGGTTATTGATGGCGGCGGCGCAAATTCGCTATATGATTATGCTTATCAATCTAATTTAGTATATTCATGTCCACTCTTAACAGACGAAGAAATGAGCGGCGCTGGTATAGTTGCAAGTACTAGCGGTATCGGATATAGGAGAGATTATAACTTTATATTTGCTCCACCATCAGATAATAATATACCGTGTGACAGCAACGGATACGCCACATCAGCATGGTCTAGTAATATTAGTATTGTTTTAGATTCTAGTGTTTATCTTAAAACAAATAGAATTGTTAGTCATGACCAAAATTGCCACGGCGTATTCTTTGATAATGGAAATACATTCGTTGGACGCAAAAATATTCTTGATGCTAATCCTTCTAGCATAAATGGTAGATTGGCTGGAGTTGGGAACATAAATTTCGTTGGTAATTCTGGAGTATTGACCGACTATGTATCAACTATAGGCGCTATGGAATCTGGAGTTAGCGTATCAACCAGAATGCTAACTGGTATTAAAAAGCGAGTTAAAGATCCGACAAATGATAATAAAGATAATCTTACTGGCTTTGAAATTAAATTTATTGATACGGCCTTACAAAATCTTTCAATGCCATCTGATAGATTGGTGCTAGGCTCGTATAACAACTCATCACGCATGTTTAATACCGCTGTTTTAATGAAAGATGGCAATCAGGGTATATTTGGCATTAATAATCTGGGAGTTTTATCTGAAAATATTGTGCCAAAAACAGCTTTAGACATCAGAACAACAGGTAATGCTATTATAAGATCCACAGCTGAAAATCAAAGCAACACTATATCCGCTTTACAATTATTTGGTCAACAAAGTTGTGAATATAATGGGTTTGAAGCCGCATATTTAAATATGAGTGGTGTAGCTGACCTAAGTATATTTAAAGATTCTGGTAAGCAAGTATTTTTTAGACTATACAATAATAACTCTGTGGGATTATTTACATCTAGTGGTACATCAAACGCCATGTTAACCATTGGCGATAATTTTAGAAATACAGCTGCTATTAGTATAAAAGAACATTCTAGCACACCATCAACTACTAGCACATATGGTAAATTATACGTAAAACCTAAAATTGCATCACTACAAGCTCAAACAGTCAATCTTTTAGATGGATCTGGCAATATTCATGATTTAGTAGTCAACAAGTATGACGTTAACGATGGCAGAGCATTATATACAGACTCATACGAGAATACTTTTGGCGGATTACTATCGCCTACTAATAGAGTTAATATAACTTCAACTACTGTTGGTAATACTGCAATAGGCTATAAATCACTAACAGCAATCACCAGCGGCGATTATAATATAGCTATTGGCGCAAACTCAGCAAGTGGTATTTCTAGTGGCTCACGCAATATTGTAATTGGGGCGTTATCCGCACGACAAATAACAGCCGGACACAATAATATTGTTATTGGTGATTCTACATTTAATAATACAAACGGCGCCGTCAGTCATAATATCATTATCGGAAACAGCGGTGTCGGCAGCGGCATTTCTTCTAATTATAATTTATTAATTGGATCAAATAGAAACTCTATTTTACTACATGGTATACTTGGTCCAACAAATAATGATAAACATCTATATATGCCAAGCGGCGGTAAATTATCAATCTATGATAACACCAATGCTGATGGTTTATCTTTTAGGGCAAATACTATAGAAGTTCAAGATTTTAGTGGTAATAATTATCCAGATAATACCTTATCTTTCAAGTTTACCGGCAATCAGTCAGCAGACTTGCTAGTATTAAAGCATAGCACCGCCCCCTTAAATAAAATAGGAAATTATAATAGTATTTCTAATACTAGACCAAACGCTGAACTAAAAGGAGACTTAAAGCTTCTAGGCGCTATTAGATTTAGCGACAACACCTCCTTAGAATCAGCTTCTCAGATAGATACTTTAACAAGTGGTTTAAATAATACTAATAATGCGCTAAACTCTCTACAAAGCGCTGTTAATAGCTTAATAGTAGAGGGTACATCTTCTTACAAAATATCGCCACCTTCTGATCCTAGCATCCCAACATCTGGTAATATGATTGTGCGTAATACAAGCTGGCAAGATATAGGTAATGCGACTCTAGTAAATAGAGATAAAGCGTTAACTATAAATGCTGGAGACTACGTAGTAGCTATTAGAGTAAATAATGAATATAGACCATTGTGGGTCAGTAATCAAAATCTTTCATGCTCTCATTGCAATAACTGAGGACTTATGTTATGCCACAAGTCCAAACGGATTATGTAAAACCTTGTGATCCATTTATTGATTTTACAACATCAACATCGTCCACAACAACGTTGCCCCCAACGCTAGAATACTTTTCTTTACCAATAAGCGGCGTTCAGTGTCCATATGATCCATGTATATGTGGATCACTCTTCATTCCGGCTGGGAAAAACTATAATCCTAGCGGAAGTTATATAAGTATTAATAATACGTCATACTCTTTGGTCAATAACTCAAATTCTTTTTTAGAAAAAGAGCAACTATTCGTAGCTACAACTCAAAAACTAGTACCATCAGAATCTAGCAATTTAACAGCAGCAAATATTGATATATATCTAGGATCAAGCATTAATTTGATCAATGTTGTACAAGTTATCATAAAAATTAGAGAAACTAAAAAAATTATCGGTCAAGTTATTGTTGGATCATTTGATTCTTTAACAAATCTAGATCGATTATCAGTTCCTCTTATAGATACTTTTAATTTGTCTAACCTAACATTACAATGTGAAATTTCTAGTTTGTGCAAAAATTCTAAAGCAATATGCTGTGATAGATTACCAAGTTCTGTTACATTAACTAATATAATTAGTAATATATATTGTACTACCACCACAACGCTTCCGCCGTTTTGTACAAATTTTAATTTACCAGATATATTTTATATGACTATTAAAGGTTATGGCTTATTGGGTGGTCAGGAAGACTATAATCTTGTTCAGCGCACTGGTAATACGTGGTATACCAGCGGATCTTTTCCGTGCGGAGCTAATTATTATATTAGTATGACCTGTAATCCTACCTTGCAGTTGTTTACTTATGATGGATATATAGATTGCTGCGAAGAATCCACCAAAGTTATTATATCCCCCACACAAACTCCATATCTATATCCAAACGGGATTACACCACCTATACTATCTTATAGCGATTGTTTTTGTGATTTAAGATGTTCTACGACCACATCAACTTCCACAACTACTACAGATTTTCCAACAACCACAACAACTCCACCACCAATCCCGTGTGAAGAAACAACAAGTTTCACCATAAACGGTTATGCGTTTTATAGATATAGTGCTGGGACAGTTGATATCCCTGGTATTGGCCCGTTAAACATACCTTGTTATGGTGGCCATGTTTGTAATGGAACTAATTTTATTCCACAAATTATTACTCCACGCAAAACCTTTACCGCTTCACAAATTTCATTAAATAATTCTCCCGGAGGAGGCAATAGAAGTCAAACATTTAGTTTCTTTATAGATGATGCATCACTATTATCTAACGGAGCGTCTGTTAGTTTGAAGTGCGCAGATAGTAGTTGTCATAACGGTGTAACATTTGTTGTATTAACAGTAGATATAAATGGACAAACGGTACTACTATTTAATAGTTGCATATTACCAAACTCGTTAGATAATTTAAATTTCGAATGCATAGACTGCTGTGATTGGGATGGGGATGGTACGCTACAATTTAATAATATATGTGACGGACTTACTAAGTCGGCACAGTTCTATAAAATTGCTGATAATTTATGGGAATGCGATGTTGATATTGATTGCGGTGATCGTATAAACATGATTATAAAATGTAATTCGGATATCAAGTTTGATCCAGAAGCAACAAATTTAGATCTATTATGTAAACAAAAATGGGAGCTTGTTAATTTTAGTTTTCCGTGCGCAGTTAATCCAAGGTGGACGGGAAATCTATTAAGTTTATGTGATTGTGATAAACCTCCAATATTTGAACTTACGGCTGACAGTGTAATTAATTGCAATTGTTGCGACGATGGGTATCATTATGCAATAATGATTTGTAATAGTAATAGCGCCAGAGATGACAACTTTGATATTACGCTTAATAACACAGTTGTACATAACTTGAATTTATCTGCCGAAGGAGTTCTTAACGGATGTTTTCTAAGAACTCATCCACTCATTACTAGCGCAGATATCTGTGATCTTTACTCTGGCACTTTTTGTATGTGCGTCACAAGTCAATATATGTTTATAGGTGATATTGATCGTGATCTCTTTTTATCCGGCAATAATAGCCTAGATATGATTAATGCTGGAGCAAACCTTAATGGAAATTATGGATTAGTAGGCGTTTGGAAATTTCAAATAGTAAATAATACCATTATTTCTACTACCAGTTTACTTAATAGTGAGTATAACGGTGGGAATGGTGTATCTTTCAATTACACATTTAACAATCCAGAATAATATGCTAAAAGTAGCAGATATTAATATCTCTGAAGACAACTGTGGACTCTATGTAATTAAATTATATGGAAATGATGCAATATATTTTCAAGTAATAGATAAATCGCTTTATTTTCTTTTAACAGAACCTAATATATGTAAAAATTTATATAAAGTCACTATTTCGGTAGAAGATTTAGCCGGACGATTTACTCCAAAAGTAACATCTTACTCATTAAATACATATAATTGTATATGTACGTCCACAACTACTAGTACCACCCCATCTCCTACAACTACTAGCACATCCACTACCATCGCCCCGTTTGTATATCCTAGTAATATAGTGTCTACTAATGCTATATATACCCAGTCTTCAGTTTGGTCAGAAAATACTTTTGCTACCGCACTAGGCATGAACAATCAAATAGCGTCAGAAAGTTTTCAAACCGGAACAAATCTCGGAACATCTGAGTGGATTAAAATGGAATTAAATGCAATATATAATATTAAAAATATTGTTGTGGGATGTGATTTCAATAATACTTTACGTTTTGGCTGGGGTAAATCATATACAGAAAACTTACTAATTCAGTATTCTCTAGATAATTTTACGTGGGTTAATGCTGCAAATACCGGTATTTTTATTACCCCCATGAAAGTATATCCTGTTAATTTTAATGCAAGATATATTAGATTAACTAATTCTAATAAAGGTAACACATGGATGGCGGCTACAGAGTTTGCTGCTGGGATATAGTGTATTTTTTAGTGTATAAATATATGTAATTTCGTGTAATTTCTATTCATAGGAATATTCTATGCTGTGGCAAGAACATACTAATATAATGGTTCGTCATTTAATCAATGATATGGACTTTAACAACTATAAATATTCCGACGATAGAATCAATTCTACCGTTGCAGTAGCCGCACAATTGGTTGTTTTGGAGCTTGATTTCAACGCTTCTTATTCCGTGGACGTTGCATCTCAAGTTATAACACCAGATCCAACATCAGATAACGCTTTCACAAATTTAGTGGTTATGAGAGCTTCCGTAATTATTGTCGGGGGTGAAGTCAAAACAGAAGCATCAAATGCTATATCTATCAAAGACGGTCCTTCTGCTATAGATTTACGCGGAGTCTCTTCAACCCTATTAGCTCTTTACAAAGATTTATCAGACAAATACGATAGTCTCGCCCAAAGTTATGGATATACAGGTGGCGTCGGTAAAGCTATACTTGGTCCATATTCACCCGGTAGCGACTATGTAACACGAACAAATAATGATTATAATTTTAGAGGCAACTATTTTAGGTACTAATGGAGGAAATCAATGGCTATTTTACCAACAGGTCAGTTAAGAGCTAACATATCATCAGAACTAGCAGATAATAATGCTGGCCTCATTTCTGCTTATGATGTTAGACATAACATGGAGGATATTGTAGACTCCATTAATCAAATTGTTGCTAGCGGCGATTTTGATGTAAGCACACCATTTACCGGTAGCAATGTTAGAGCTAAAATTATTAATAATCAATATGGAGCTTTTATAGCTGAATCTGGCGTAGTTTTTCCATATGGATCAAATAATGGTAGACAATTAGAAGCATATCCCGGAGCATCCGGCGTTCAGCACAATCAATTAGCCGGATTGACTGTTGGAGATCCACATATTCAATATATGCCATTAACTGGAACTAGGGTCATGTCAGACAACCTAGGTCTAGGCAATAATTGGATTAATGCTAGTGGTAATTCTGATATTGTGAATAGCGATGGAAGAGGTTTACAGTTTCAAACATTGTCTAATACTGCTGAAAATATCAGAGTTGGAACAGCAACAAAATTTGTATTTAATACCGATAATTCTACTTTAGCTACATCAAAAGGTGTAGCCAAGGCTTGGATTAGTTTTGATGCTAGCGGCGTAAATAATGCTCCAGAAGTAAAAGATTCTTATAACATTAAAGAATTGCAGAAGCTAGATGTTGGTAAGTTTAAGATTATTTTTAATTCTGGCGTGTTAAAAAACAATAACTATGTTGCTATAGGTACTAGTAATTCACGCAGCACATCAAATAGTCAAGAAGACTTTGATCTTAATACTGTTGGTATAGTCTCAAGAGTTGGAGACGATGCTACTATGCTAAGAAGCTTAACTTTTTGCATTCTTAACGATGGCAATCAATTTATTGATGCTGCCATTAATGATTTAGTAGTTTTTGGATTAGGAGCAAATGAATCCAGTGGCGTTCCGCCCACGGTAACTGTCCTATAATATAGGAGTTAAGAATGTCAGATAATACTATACGTTTAGCAGATAGAATAAAAGAAATCAGTTATACTATGGGTACTGGCAACATGGCGCTTGCTGGTGCCGTTGCTGGATTTTCATCTTTTGCATCAAAGTTCAATAACAACGATGCTGTATTTTATGCTATAACAGATGGATCAACCTACGAAGTAGGTTCTGGCGTTTTTCTTTCATCGCCATATAGCCAAATAGTTAGATTTCCAATTGTTAGTAGCAGTAGCAATAACAGGGTTAATTTTGCTGAAGGTATAAAAGAAGTTTATGTTACATATCCAGCCACGCACGCTGTTTATACAGGCTCTGGAGTTGGGAATCTTAATACTCCGGAAACAAATAATATAGCAGTTTGGGCTTCACCAAATGTTTTAGACTCTACTAGTAATTTAACTTGGAATAAAGAGTTTAATCGTTTAGGTGTTAATCACAATGCTCCAGATTATGGTATTCATGTTGGCGGCGTTGGCGCAGAATCTATTGTTAAAGCCTCTGGATTTTTAGTCGGCTCTTCTGGTATTTACTTTCAACCATACGGTTCGTATTCCGGTGGTTTACAACTAACTCATCATGAAAAGAATCAATTAGATCAATATGCATTAAGTCAAGGCTTGATTGGACAATTAACTGGAACCAGTGCTGTATTTGATTTGAGCGGTGTTGCTAATCAATACTTCTTATTTAAGAAACAAACTGCTGGACTCGTATTTGCGGGACCAGCTAGTGGATGTACTCCACCCTGTTCACCAGCATATCCTTCATTTAGACAGTTGACTATTGACGATGTGCCAGCTATTACGCAGGTGTCTGGTATATTAAATAACAAAATTTTTACGATGACAGCAGCTTCTAATTCAACTACATTAGCTGTATCTGGCATTCTTAACAATAAGATTAATGCAGTATCTGGATTATTTAATAATTTTGCTAATACATTAAATGGTGATCGCGGAGATGTGTTAGTAACTAATAGTGGAACTCTTTGGACAATAGATACAAATGCCGTTACTAATGCAAAGATTGCAGATTCGGCCATTACAGCTAATAAGTTATCTTATACCAATTCTCATATAGCTTGTGGAAGATTAACTCTAGAGAGTAATAATCCCGTAAGCATGGGAGATCAAAGTGCTAAATCAGTAGTGTATTATACGCCCCATACAGGGTCAGTTATTTCTCTATATAATACATCAACCGGCAAATGGGATACTATCAACTTTATCCAAACTTCTATAACACTATCCGGTCTTATCTCTGATAGAAATTATGATATTTTTGGGTATAACAACGCTGGTACTTTAACATTAGAACTTAATGTATGGACTAATGACACCACTAGAAGTATTTCTATAGTAACTCAGGATGGAGTATATTGCAAGTCTGGCGATTTAAGTAGAAGATATTTAGGAACTATAAGAACCACAAGCTCAAATACAACAGCAGACACATTATCCCAAAGATTAGTTTGGAATATGAGCAATCGCGTTAGACGTAAAGTATTTAATCCAACAGCCGCTGGACCTTGGACATATTCAACATCAACTTGGAGAGCATTAAATAATACTCAGACCAAGATTGATATAGTGTGTGGTCTTTCTTCTTTAATAGAAGTAACCGGAGGTATTTTATACGCTGCGCCCCAATCTGCCGCAACAGTATCCTATTATTTAGGTGTTGCAAAAAATGGATCCAATACCCCCCTTACTGGAACCAGACATCAAAGTTATAATGACGCAGTACAGGTACAGTTAATTGCTAATTTATTAGACCATACAACTATTGGATATCAAGCTTATTATCCAGTAGAGTATGCTGTTACAACAACAACAATAGCCACGCTCTATGGCGGCAATAATAACTCATATTTTGGTGGAATTTATGGAACTTGGGAGTGCTAATATGCTATCAGAATTACATAAAAAAATAAACGATATAGTTCCAATTAATGGGCTATCCACTTTAGAAAATGGTAGCGTTGTTGTAAACTACATAAACTTACCTACACCAGAGCAAGAAGCCTTAATTAGTAGCCTGTTAAGCAATCTTCCTCTCACAAATGCTAAATTTGAAAAGTTATCAGAAATTGATAACGAGTGGAAGCAAACAGTACAAAATGGATGGCAAACCCCAAGCGGGTGGAAAATTGGAATGGATACTCAGGATATCACACTATTAACTGGATTATTTATGTTAGCCAAAGAAGCCTCTATGTTGGGCATAACAGATCCAGTAACAGTTATTGATTTAGATGGACAACCACATAATTTAACGCTATCAGAACTTACCACACTTATGTTACAGTATGGTGCTGCTAGAGCCGCACTAAGTACTCAATATGCTAATCGTCGTAATTTAGTAAATTTAGCCACCACTATAGAAGAATTGGATAGCATATAATATGCCAGTATATGTACCAGAAAGCGTTTTCGATAAATATTATGATGTGATAGACTCCACATTTGACATTTTCGGCGTCAAGTGTCAGTTAGTATCTATCAACAAAGTAGAAGAACTTGGTCCAATTATAGACAATAATATTCCAGAAAAAAATTCTATCAATGCTCATCGCGTTCGCGGCGGTGATTATGAACGACAAAACAAAGTTATTAGAGAAGTAGAGTCACTCAAAGATATCAAACTCAAGGTTTACTGGGATAGTAGACAATGGGTAAATGTTGGCGGTAACATTCAAGTTCCAGATGGTTCAATTCAGACCATCGGATTCATGAAAGATTTACCAGAAGTATTAAAAGCTAAAGCATTAATAGTACACAAGGAAATTAAAGACTACAAAGAACTTAGATTCGAAAGGTTTGGGGAATACACTCCTATGGGATTAAGACAAAATCGTTACTTCTCTTGTATGTGGAAAAGAATATAATGTCGTTGTCTATTACAATAACAGATTCTATAGATAGTATCACTAGAAATGTTAATGTGGCGATAGCGGATTATATCAATAAACTGATTCGCAGCAAAGAAAATGTTTTAATTTCTTCGGCCAAAAGATTAGTTGATGAATGGGTTAGCAATCAGCCAGAAATACTATCATTAAAATCTTCAAGTCCAGCGTCTTTGGTAGGAGTTTTTGGCATCCCCGGTAATACCGATAATATTGTTAATACCATAGTATCATCGGTTGTTAACTCAATTAGTATTAAATTTGTTCCTTATAGTAAAAATCTTAAAGGTGGATTAGAATTAAATTTTCAGCCATCAAACTTCGCTAACCTATTATCATTACCAGAGGGCCACACAAGAATAGAAAATGGAGATTTACACTGGTTAGATTGGCTACTAAAGCGTGGAGACAATATTATTATTGTAAATTATCAATATAATCCAACTAGTGGACTTGGTAGATCGGGATTAGGAAACATGGTTGCTGGAGGATCATTCAGAGTTCCTCCGCAGTTTTCTGGTACAGAAGACAATAACTTCATCACTAGAGCTTTAATTGGTCCAAATCAAGAAAAACAAATCACCAAACTCTTTAGCGATATCTTAGGTTAAATATGTCTGATTATTTTAATTTAAAAGGCTTTGATGACGTTTATTCAACAACCTTGAATAATGAAATTCAAGATAATTTAGTTGAATTTTTGGATTGGGCCTTGCTACAGAAGGGTAACTATCAAAATGTAACTTTGGGCGAATTATCTCCCAATGGAAAAGATTATAGTAAACTCAGAGTATCCTCAAACAATAATTTTGCTAGTGGAGTTGCTTGGGAAGGATTCAGAAAAAACTGGGTCTGGCAAAGTGGGGTATCCTATAATCCAGCCCCCATTGTTGGTAATAATAACTCTATACCCGGCATATCTGGAGTTTATGTAAATAACACATTTTATCCATCAACAACATCTGGCACCTATGCTCATAAAGTAGATTATTATAATGGTAGAATTATATTCAATAATCCTATACCTACAGGTTCGGTAGTCAAAGCAGAATATAGCTATAAATATATAAATGTTATATATGCTAATAGTTTACCTTGGCTAAGAGAAGTACAGTACAGAACACTAGATTTAGCCTCAAATTTTGAGAATTTAAGTGCTGGAGATTTTGCTTTACCAGCAGAATCAAGAGTTCAATTACCAGCTATAGCTGTAGAAGTAGTACCAAGAAGAACCCTTAGAGGCTACCAGCTAGGTGGTGGTCAATGGGTAGATACGGACGTTTTATTCCACTGTTTGGCCGAAGACGAATTTACTAGAAATAAATTAGTAGATATTATCTCGCTCCAAAGCGATAAAACCATACGAATGTTTAATAGTAACTTTATTGCTAATAATAGTGCTTTTCCGCTAGATTACCGTGGGGTTCCTGTTTCTGGAGCAATGAGATATCCAGAACTGGTAGAGAATTTCTATAGAGGCCCGTTAAGATTGAAAAATTCGGTCGTACAGGGAATGCAGCTAATAAATAC